GGGTCGCAACCTGGAACGACAAATTTAGGAAAATAACTGGGTATTTTTGTCTGTATTTCGATCAACATCAGGGCCCCCACAATCGCAATCTTATGTTGCGCTAAATACTGCCCATAACTTAAAGCACGTTTTCCTTTCATTTTCTCAATATAATCATCCTCAGTTGGAAGCAACTTTACATAACTATCCGCTCTTTCTATTATATCCTGTATTGACTTTTTATCAATTGTTATTCCAATTTCATCTTCAACGACCTTTAGAACTTTATATAACTCTGTTTTTTGTGCTGTTTCTAGTGAAATTTCATTCATTGGATCTACACGAACACCCATCATCAATGCCAATACTTTTTGTTTTTCCTCTTCCTTATCAAATAATAAATCCTGTCTTGGCACTCCATCGTCTGTAAATTCTACATTTTTATCAAAATCTATATCTTCAATACCCTCACCACAATTTTTACAAATATGTTTACGCCCAAATGCTCCTCCTGCAAAATCTAAAATTATTTTTTTCTGTAGCACATTAAATTCATTTGGATTCATAAATTGTTGTAGCTGAAGAAGCTCATGGCGACAAATAAAATTTTGATTACAAGCTTGGCATAAAATCCAATTATCCTTAGCTAATCCCTGGAATGTCTTTAGTAATTCAACAAGTAATTTATTACGTTCAAGGGGGTCCTTTACGCGGCGGCATGCCGTAAGTTCGGCAACATGCTTACAAGGATTGGGTGTTGGTGCTACTCCTCGGTTTCTTTGTAAAGTCTTATATTTTTGTTCCTCCTGTAGCTTTTTCATGATTACAGTTCTTTTAAATTTCTGATATTCTTTTATCATTCCATTTTTATTATTTCCAAGTATGGCAATAAGATAGTCAGGAATATAAAAAAACATGTAAGCAAAAAGAGCAATATCAGATTTTCTAGCAGAATATCCTGGCAAACGACTATCAAAATCCTCTAAAAGCGGTTTTAGATCTGGAAATTCCTCTAACTTATTACGTAATGTTATATAATAATCTTCTGAAATAATTTGATGGTTTACTTTTGTCTGATCGTTGGGAGTTTCATCTGATTCTTGACGAAGTTTTGTAATAGTTGCACGAACAGACGCGATAATTTCCAGGATGCGATCAGAAACTGCTTTTTGTTGCTCAGTTGTGAGCTCAAAATCATCAATTCCCAAATCGGCCTTAAATGTATGAATATCTCCAGGGCCCTTAATAATTAATGATCTCAAAATTAATTCCAGATATTTGTCAAATGGTGTTTTGATCGCCGAATTATTATTTGATTTAAAATATAGTATATTTCCAATATCGTCGGTATCGGTTGTTACACCCCCATACATTCCAATAATCTTTTCTAATGATGTTTTTTCACCATAGTTACTTCTTAAAATATCATCCCAAAGTTTACCAGTTCTTGTTGCGCCCACAATACCTGTATAAACTGAGCTATAAGGAAATAAAATTTGACCAATTAAAGGGGCTTTATCAGCTGGAATAGCGGTAGCTAGACTATTTTTATCAAACGGCATCATAGTTGGCCCATGGCCGCGGCGCAACGATTGTTTAATAGAAGTCACCCAGTCACCAATAAGCTCAGGTAGAAAAGAAACATCTGTATCCTTTTTCTTTTTCTTTTCAGTTCCTAATACTGGTAATCCATATATATCATCGCCTTGATCTGGCGCATCTGCTCTAAAATACTCCATATCTGTTGGTAAACTAAACCCGTATGATTCATATTTATCACCTGTTGGAAAATTTTTAAAATAATCTTCTAGAACACCAAAAAATGCTGGAAGTTCTCCAGCGGTGCGCTGTCCTAGGTGACGAGATCCCATATCATTTAGAAACTGAATAGATTCATGAATTACAGATACCAGATTTTGTAATATAAGTTCATTATTTTTTAAGGGCAAAACATCTTCACCTTCTGCGACTAAAACACGTTTTGTATCTAATACTGGCCTTGCTATAGGCACATAATTATTCACAAAAATATCATTTAGAACTTCAATACTTATTTTTTGTTGGCCGACTGGAATTCCAGTTTCATCCCTTGCTACGACTGAATTTTTTAAAGCGCTGGACATTTCAACCAGAGTTCGTATATTTTTCAGTATAGCTGGATTTCGTTGACTAGCTTTATCCAAAATCGATAATAAATCTTCCAACATTTCATTCTTTTGCTGAATTTCAGGATAGATGCGTTCATATTCTGGTTGATCAATCATTTGTGTTGGAGCTGTAACTTCAAAAATTCCTTTAATTTCAAACTCAATATTTTCCTCAGAAATATTTTCTTCTAATTCCTCTTGAGCTTCTTGTTGATTTTGTGATGCCATATTTTCATTTAAAATAAGTTCATCACCTGGCTCCTCAGGTTGAACGGCAATACGCAGTATCATTTCTTTATCATCGCCTTGATGTAGTTCATCTTCAAACCCTTTTGAGTCAAAATCAATATCTAACTCTCTATCTTCTCCGTTAATTTCAACCCGAATACGATCTTGATCATAATTTATATTTTTAATTATATATTTAGAAGCAATTAATCCTTTTTTATTAATTGTTTCAAGCTCTTGTCCAACTTGAAAATTAAGCCATTTTGCGAAACCTACGCGCGGGCCTTTACCAAGTAATTCTGGGGCTTGCTCGATTCCCAAATTTTCATCAAAATCATATTCGGGATCACCGTCGGGATCTACGCCGACTTGTTCAAGTGGAAATTCATAAACCATATTGCTTACACCATATGGCAAAATGCGCATCATACGTGTAAAATCTAGATAATAAACATAACCTTCAACTTTTCCATATTTTTTTGAATAGACTCTTACACGATCTCCGAGAAATATTTCCATGTCATCCTCTTCTTCCGCCTCTTTAGCTTCTTCTGATGAATTTGCGCCTATCTCGGCGCCTGATGCGGATTCAGGTAAACCCGCTGTTACAGGTGCTTCTTCTTGTAGAGTTTCTTCGCCTTCAAAACTAACATTTTCTGTATTTATTTGACTATCCCGATTTTCTTCCTTAGAGATCTCTCTGTATTGATTGGCTTGGATGTTAGGCGATTCATTTTCCCCAGTGTCCATACGGGAGGTCCTATCTCTTTGTTGTAAAAAATAGCGATCAAGAAAACTTAACCCATAACTTGTATGATAATTTAATAGAATATTGTAAAGTATCTATATTTTGTCATTAACACAAAAAAATTGATTCTAATTTGGCTTAAATAAAAGGCACATTGATATCATAAAGGATAAAATGGTATATCAGATTGATGTGTTTAGTAAATGGAGTAAGGACTTCGACACTTGGGAAGCACTAAAGACCTGGCTTACATCTGCAGAGGGTGGTAATCTGCGCGTGATTGAGCCCCGCGATTATCCGCTTGCACTCGTTCGCTACAATAAAAATCAAAGTGACATGTCGCTTCCGCATGTTCGCTGGTGCCGTAGCGTGATTATTCACAAAGAAACCCGTCTTCCTGTGAGCGTGGCTCCACCCAAGTCATGTGCAATTACTGAAAATTTCTTGGATGAAGTTGCCGTGGCCGAAGAGTTTGTAGACGGCACCATGATCAACGTATTTAAGTTCCTACATGGCACACAAATCATTTCAGATATTGCCACGCGCAGCCGTATTGGTGGTGAATGTAAATTCTTTGATGATGGAATGATTTTCAAAACTATGTTTTATGAGGCCCTGGCTGAAAAAAACATCAAAAATTTGGGGGGAGTTCTTCCTTCAGAGGAAAGTGGCCGTGTAGGCGTATTTGCGAGTGTTGTTCTTCAACATCCTGCGAATCGTATTGTTCAAAAGATCACTAAGCCTCTGGTTCAAATTGTTCATCAAGGCTGGGTAAGCGCGGATGGCGTTGTTACAATTGAGGAAGACTCTGAATTCTTTCACGATGATGGTGATGAAGAAAATATTATCCAACCTTTTAATCTAGAATCTATTCGTGGAGCAAAGAGTGTGTCCGCGTGGGTTGATGCGAGGGGAACGGAACGTGGGGTAGGATGGCAGGGAATTGTCTTGAAGGATGGTAAGGGCAAACGCTGGCGTTTTCGCAACCATGGGTATGATCTCGTTCGGAGCCTACGTGGAAATGAAACAAATAGCCTGGAGCGCTTTGCGCGTCTACGTCACACCCGCGCAACTGAACAATATCTAGCATTTTATCCTGAAGATCGTGAGGCATTTTATGAGCTGGAGGGGCGTCTGCGCAAGAATACCAAACAACTGTCGCAGTTTTACGTAGATACATTCCGTGCCCGTAAGACTCTTTATCACCAGTTGCCCTGGCCTTATAAGCACCATGTAAGTGTTCTTCATAACATGTTTAAGGATACGCTGAAATCACAAGGTCTGAAGGTTGACTTTGATAGAGTTGTAAAATATGTAAATACTCTGAATGTGGCCGATTTGGCTAATATGTGTAAGATTCATAATATTCAGCTTATTGATCAGCCTAAAACGCAAATCACTGAAAGTGAAGAAAAGGTTCGTGGGGCCGATTTTATGTAAAATAAAACTTAAACAATTAATTTTGTAATAACCTAGATTTCTATGACACATAATACCAGTTCCACTGTTAAATATGTGACCGCTTATTATAATATTCAATCAAGAACAAAAAAAGAGGAAATTTTTTCTAACTTTCAGCATTTTTTAAATGATTCACTTGATATTATTGTTTTTACTGATGATGATGAATTTGTTGAGAAGTATAAAAATCATTCTAATGTTCAAATAATTTTTAAACCGAGAAATGAACTTATTGCATTTCAGTTCAATGATGATATTATTTTACCATCACATAGAACAGAAGATAAAGATACATTTGAATTTCTATGTTTAATGAACGCAAAACCAGAATTTATTAAAATCGCTCAAGACAGTTTTCCAGCCGATTTTTTTATTTGGATTGATATGGGAATTCTTAAAATAACACAAAAAAAACACGAATTTATTTTTACATTAAAAAATAGATTTGTAAATTTTATCACCAGTCAACCAAATAAGATTGTTATACCGGGATCATTGAAGAGAGAGAGAGTTCGGTATTATAGAATGTTTTCAACACCATTATGGAGATTTTGCGGAGGAATTTTTAGTGTTCCTAACTCTCTTGTGGATGTATTTCATGAAATGCACACAAAGGAATTAGAATATTGTAAAATTTTAAATTCACTTACTTGGGAAATAAACCTCTTTGCCGCAATTGAGCAAAAAAAAAGTGAATTATTTATATGGTATGTGGCAGACCATAATGATTTGATTATGAATGTTCCAGATAAAGATTATAAAGATTTTGAAATTATTGAAATAATAAAAGATGAAGATACTAACACGCGAGAAATAAAACATGTGATAAAAAAATCAGAGGCTAAGACTGACACAGTATCTTTGGTTCCTGTAAAATATCAAAAAGATACTACTTTTGATCCCCAACAAAAAAGGGTTATTATTTTATCCATGATCAAGAATGAAAGTAAGGTTATTAAACGAATGATTGAAGCCACTATGGAAGTGGCAGATGCGATTTGTATTTGTGATACGGGTTCAACTGATAATACTGTAGAAGTTCTTTCTGAGTATTTTAATAGTCTCAGCTTGCCAGCTAAGATTTACAATGGACCAGAGCATCTTTGGAAGAATTTTGGGTATAATCGCTCACAGAGTTTTTTAGCTGTTGTTGATTTTTGTAAGACACTTGGGTGGGATCCTAAAAATACCTATGCAATTGCGTTAGATGCAGATATGCGACTTAAAGTAACTCCAGAATTTAAAAAGTCTGAGTTGAGTTCTACTGGATATAAAATAATGCAAAAAACAGGCTCATTAGAGTATTATAATGTTCGCTTTCTTCAAATATCACATCCCTGGAAATGTACAGGTGTTACTCACGAATATTGGGACGGCGGAAATACAGATACTATTTTACCAAATAAGATTTACATTGATGATATTGGTGATGGCGGCTGTAAAGATGATAAGTTTGAAAGAGATGCTAGACTACTAGAACAAGGGTTGATTGATGAACCTAATAATCCAAGATATTTCTTTTATTTGGCGCAGACTTATAAGGATATCAATAGTGATAAGGCAATCCATTATTATTTGAAGCGTATTGAAGCGGGTGGGTGGTATGAAGAAGTTTGGTATAGTATGTATCAACTAATGTCAATTTATGAGAAAAAAAAGGACTATGCGGAAATGGAAAAATGGGGTATGAAAGCATATGAGTTTTTAAATACACGCCTTGAAAATATTTATTTTCTATGTAAATTTTTCAGGGATAGAAGACAGTATTTCAAGGCATGGCATTATTTAATGCTTGGAATTGATAAACCAAAACCAAATGATTTACTATTTCTTGAAACATTTTGTTATGAAAAAGGGTTCGAGTATGAGCGCGCAATTATTCATGATTATGTTTATCCTGATAGAAAAAAACAATCTATGGAATACTCTCTAAATTTTTTTAATAAATGGAATGATTATTTTGCCTATTCTAATATTGAATGGTTTGTTACTAAAATACCTTCAAAAGTTCAAGTTTTCCATTTTCAAGATATCGGCGATTATAAGGCGACTAGCACTTCATTTGTTAAAATGCTAAATGGGCTTTATTGTGTAAATGTTCGGTATGTAAATTATAGAATTCAGCCAAACGGTTCGTATCTAATGTCCGAAAATGGTGTTCTGAGCGGCGATAATCCTGTTCGCACAGATAATTATACTTGTTTAATGGATAATTTCAGTATTATTTCTCCTTTACAAAAAATGACCATTGAAACGCCGCCTCTCCATAATAAACATATCCAAGGATTAGAAGATGTTCGTTTATTTTATAATAAAAACAATACATTATGTTATTTTGCGACATCAATGAATTATTCTACAACTGGTTCTATAAGACAGGTTATGGGAGAATATAATGCGAATAAGTTAATTCAAACAAAACCTATAGAAATTGCTTCACCAACCAATTCAGATTGCGAGAAGAACTGGATTCCTTATGACGGAGATCGTATAATTTACTCTTGGCATCCTTTCCGCAGTGGTAAATTAAATTCAGAAGGAAAACTAGAATTTGATATAATTCAGCAGACGCCAAACTTTTTACAACATATGCGTGGCTCTTCAACTTTAGTATTAGATTCAGGATATTATTATGGTATAACACATTGTGTAATTTATAGCACTCCTAGAAAATATTATCACATGGTAGTAAAAATTAACGCAACTACTCATCGTTTAGAAGCGCATACATATCCATTTTTTTTCCAAAATAATGCGATTGAATACTGTCTGGGTTATGAAAAAGCTGGCGATGAACATATTGCTATTGTTTCACAAAATGACTGTAATCCTATTTTAGTAAGATTTAAGGATGTAGATCTAACTTGGATTTCTATCTAGAAAATGGTATGATAGAAAAATTTGAAAATTAAACCATATAAAACTATTCCACGTAGAAAAGGTAAAGATGGCAGCAATCGGTATTGATCTTGGCACTACTTATTCTTGCGTGGGCGTATGGCAAAATGATCGCGTAGAAATTATTGCAAATGACCAGGGAAATCGCACAACTCCCTCATATGTAAGCTTTACAAGTGAAGAACGTCTAATCGGTGATGCCGCGAAAAACATGGCGGCCGCAAATCCTAAAAATACTGTGTTTGATGCGAAGCGTCTGATTGGGCGCCGTTTTAATGATGCCACCGTGAAATCCGATATGGCACATTGGCCTTTTAGTGTGGTAGATTTTAACGGAAAACCTAAAATTGAGGTTGAATTTAAGGGTGAAACGAAACAATTTCTTCCTGAGGAAATTTCTGCGATGGTTCTCACAAAAATGAAAATGACTGCTGAAGCATATCTTGGACAGGAAGTCAAGAATGCCGTTATTACTGTTCCCGCTTATTTTAACGATGCCCAGCGCGCAGCAACGAAAGATGCTGGATCAATCGCAGGGCTGAATGTGCTTCGTATTATCAATGAGCCTACCGCAGCCGCAATCGCGTATGGTTTGGATAAAGTGAAGGATACTAAGGCTCAAAATGTTCTAATTTTTGACTGTGGTGGTGGAACTCACGATCTTAGTATTTTGACCATTGACGAGGGCGTATTTGAAGTTCGCGCTACCGCGGGTGATACTCACTTGGGTGGCGAAGATTTTGACAGTCTGCTCGTGGATTACTGTGCGACTGAATTCCAGCGTAAATCAAAGGCAGATGTTCGCGGAAATGCTCGTGCGCTACGACGCCTACGAACTGCTTGCGAACGTGCCAAGCGAACTCTCTCTTCTGCCACGCAAGCGTCTATTGAGGTGGATAGTCTAATGGATGGCAATGATCTAAATGTTGTGATTACTCGTGCCAAGTTTGAGCAAATTTGCGATTCTGTTTTCCGCCGCACGATTGCTCCTCTTGATGGTTTGCTACGTGATGCTAAGATGAGCAAGACCGATATTGATGAAATCGTGATGGTTGGTGGTAGCACTCGTATTCCTCGTATTCGTCAGCTTGTGACTGAGTATTTTAATGGTAAGAAGCTAAACGATAGTGTAAATCCTGATGAGGCTGTCGCATACGGCGCTGCGGTTCAAGCACACATTCTGAGTGGCGGTCAGAGCAAAAAGACCGATGATCTAGTGCTACTTGATGTAACTCCACTTTCTCTTGGTCTAGAGACTGCTGGCGGTATTATGACGCCCTTGATCAAACGCAATTCTACTATTCCCAAGAAAGCTACGCAAACATTTAGCACCTATTCTGATAATCAGCCAGCAGTAACTATCCAGGTCTTTGAGGGCGAGCGTCAATTTACAAAGGACAACAACCTCCTAGGAAAATTCCAGCTTGAGGGTATTCCTCCTATGCCTCGCGGGGTTCCACAGATTGAGGTGACATTTGATGTGGATGCAAACGGTATTCTGAATGTTTCTGCTGTGGAAAAGAGCACAAATAAGTCTAATAAGATTACGATTACAAATGATAAGGCGCGTCTAAGTCGCGATGAAGTAGATCGTCTAGTTGAAGAAGCTGCTAAGTATGAGCAAGAGGATAAGATTCGCATGGAGCGTGTAGAAGCTCGCAATGGTCTAGAAAGTTATTTATATAATTCTCGCAATGCGCTGCGCGAGGATAAAGTAAAGACCACTCTTGGTGATACTGAGTGCGCTCGCGCAGAGGAAATTATCCAAGATGGTCTGAACTGGCTACAATCTCATGAGGAGGCTCTCACGGAAGAATTCAAAGAGAAGCAGAAGGAGATGGAAGAAAAGATTCGCCCTATCATGATGAAGCTCTATGCTGCTGGTGGTGCGGGTGGACCTGAAGGCGCAGAGCCAGCGGCTGCCGAAAGCACCAAGGGACCTACTGTAGAAGAAGTAGATTAAATCAAGTAAATTTCTGAGCAATAGAATATAATATACTTTAAAAAATATAAAATAAACTTTATTTAAGGTTTATTTTATATTAATGTAAAAGGAGCATGGATCAAAAAATTATTAGCGATTGTAAGTTTTATGTGGAAGGAAATGATTTAGATTCTTTACAAAAATGTTTACATACTTTGCTTAGTGAACCACATGCCGCGCAACCCGATTGGCCTTATATTTTTCATAGAGTTTACTTACATGCTTGTTTAAAGGGTAATTCGGAAATCGCCTGTTGGTTAGAACATACAGTGTATCCAATGCTGGATGGAATACAGAAAATTGCTCTGCGGCAGATTTTTCCTTATGGTAGACATTTATTATCTAAAGCAACAAAGCAAAAAATATTACTTTAGAGTAAATAAATATAGGAGCTGATCTAACTCGCCCAACATTTCATCACGAATATTAAAAAGATCGGTATCAGTTGGTTTCAGATCTTTTACAAGTTCATTTTGTAAAACTCGTATACATACTTTTATAAATTTAATAATACTAGATTCACTTAAATTGCTAAGTTTGATTGTATTATTTCGGGAGGCCATCTTTGGTCTACCATATTTACCCATATAGACTTCCACATATTTATCAATGTTTGTATCTAATGCGTCAATCACAGCGTCTGTGGCCTTGTGACGCGCATAGCTTTTAGTTTGCCAATGATAGAGCTTAATTTGTTCTCTCATTGTAAAAAAGAAGTTTATATTATTTGAACTCATACTATTTTCTAATAGAATCTATGAATTTATTTTTGGAGAAGAGGTTGGGGCCGACGAATCGCGCGTTTAGGTGCAGCCACCTGTGTAACGGGTGCTTCAACTTGTGTTATTGCGATTGGAGATTCCTTTACAGTTTGAAGCTCTTCTGAACTAGTATTGGAGCTTGTGTTGGAGCTTGTATTACTTACAACAGATACATTACGATAATTTGCGGCAACTCCAACACCTGTTAGGCGCCCCCACTGATCGCGCCACATTTCAAACATTCCTTGACACGCAATCATTGCTTTTTTTATGACTTCACGCGCGGTTGCTTCTTTTCCATCACTTACACCAATACGAATTACCATTTCATCACGAAGAGGGTGGGGAATATCATAGCCCGCGAATGTAATATTTCCTTTACCAACATGATTCTTATCAATCCATGCTTGAATGAGATGACCTAGTGTGTGATCTTCGCTCTGAAAGATAAAATCCCATCCAATAAGCTGTCCATCTGTGCGTTGGACAACTACACTTGGCCCCAGATTATCACCAGCATATTTTTTACAAAGTTCTACACCTTTTTCACAAGCCCTATACATAATATAAGGACAATCTAGTGTTCCAACACTTTCAATTGTGAAATTAAAACTGTATGGTTCACCAGTTTCATCTTTCAAATAACAGCGATTAATTTCAAGTGTCTTAAATTCGCGCATAAGAACATCGCGTTTCGCAGCATCTTGTTTTAGAACTTCTTCAGAAATCTTCTTTGAGCGAAATGTCCAATCATAAAATGCTTTTTCAATATTTTCTTTATTAGTGTCGAGTGTATAAGAATATGCGCACTGGCTTGTTGGAATAAATCTAGCGTTTTCGCGACCAATTCCAATTGTTGCTTTTGCGCGAATACTAATTTCTTCGGCCTTTGCGCCAGGAAGAAGAGGTTTCAAAACACCCAATAGACAAGTTTGTCTTGTAATCGGATTTGAAAGAAAGAATTTATCAGATGGAATATTTGTCACCTTCTCCCCATTTTTTTCCATAACACTAAAATCAGATGCGTAAACATCCATCGCCTCATTTTTATCATTAACTTTGTTTAATACAAATATATACTTCTCAGGATCCCATTGAAGAGGATTCTTTACATGAATAGGAATAAGGCCCACACGATGTGCAAGCATTTCATTTGTCATAGGTGTTGAGTTGGCAAGAATCTCAACATCTGTTGTGGCACCATCATCACGAATATCCGCTCGGAATCCCACAGTTTCCACATATGTCATACATAGGCGGCGAAGAGTATTTGCATAAGCAACATGAGTCGGAGAGAGTTGAAATGTCAACCTATTGGCAGACTTATCTTCACGAATGTTTTGAAAGATAGGCTCCATTCTATTTGTTGTGCCCTACTACTGTTAGTATTCTCCGTTCAATTTTAAATGTGCGCCAACTCGGCTTCATAATGTCTCTTAAGAATGAAAAGAGAGGTTATTTTCCATGAATAATTCCGGGAATAACCAGCATGTTTGTTTTTACAGTAATCGTTGTCGCTGGTGTGAAGCATTTATCAAATCTATAAGTCAAACACCATACAAGGCGGAAGTCAAATTTATTTGTGTAGATCCTGGACCAAACGGCGCCAGACCTCCACTTCCGAAGTGGCTAAAGAAAGTGCCAACATTGGTTGTGCGAGGCGAGGATGAGCCCCGAACAGATGGAGCCGTGATGAATTGGTTGGCCGAAAGACAGCTTATGGATAGTAAAAATAGCCCACAGTCTTCTGAACCAGAGCCATGGGTTGGAAATGAAATGGGCGGCGCTTTCACAAAGGGATTTAGTTTTCTAGGCGCAAATGATACAAATGAAGCCCCGATGGGTAATTTTGAATTCCTAAATGGTCAAAATTCTGTTGGCTCTAGAACTGGTTCTGATCTTCCACCCGGAGGACTAGGGGCTCGTCAACAAAATAGTAAATCCAAAAAAGAACAATTATTTGATAATCAGATGGAGCAATATATGAGACAAAGAAATGAAGGAATGCCTCTTCCTCCAAATCGCCAATAGATGATTTGCGTAAAACTAACTTAAATACAAATTCATATGAATACGTAGTTAGGCATTGTTATTATGTCCGCCCCGTCACCACTATCTACTTTTTGTAATATGCTGATCCGTTTTTTTGAGGAGTTGCGGGACACATTCCCTGAAGAACGCGAAATTCGTCTTGCGCTGGATACTATTCACAATGCAAAAAGAATTAATCCCCGTTTAATTTTGGATATGTTTGTAACGCATGTTGGCGGACCTCTTCGCGAACCGATTGCAAACGAGGATGTCAACGCAATCGTTGATTATGGTCGTCAAAAAATTCAAACTCAATTCAATGAAATTTTGCCTGCTCTGATGATTTTTGATCGTCACTGGGGAACACTTTCCGAAAGTAATCAGAAATCAATCTGGAAATATCTCAAGGTTTTGGTTGCACTGAGCGACAAGGCGCAAGCAAATCGTGTTTAATTTTTAAATTTCAAAACATAAAAAATATCCAAAAAATCCAGAAAAATCTGAATATTTTGAATATTTTCAGCGAAATTTTACAGTAATTTATTGCGTTTTGTGCGTTTTTTCCAGATTTGGCTGGATTTTTAATATTTCCGAAACAAACTGAATTTCGAATTTCCAGACTTGTTGGCTCAAACTGGATTTCCAGATCTCCTGATTTTTTTTCAGCTATCAAAAATTAATATTTCCAGCAATGTTTCTAAAATTCAGCCATCAGACCCCCCAACTTCTTGAAACCAATGTAGAGATAATCTATGAAAGCTGGTAAAGCATTTGGGGTTGTAAGCGCCTCCGATCTCCATGGAATTCGTGTTGCTCTCATCCTCATTCTTTTTTGGGTTGGTGTATGGAATTTAACCGAAACTGCAATCAGCTGGATTGAGGAGAAATACCAAATCCACAGAACCAAACTGTATATTGGACTCGTCCTCCTCATTCTCCTTCTCATTATTTTGGATCCCATGACGTTTGAAAAAGCAGTAAATTAAAAAACAGCGTAAAGACTCCTTTCTGGTCTTTCAAAGAACAGAGAAGAGATGAGTTCAGACCTCCTTTCCATTTTCCAGGAAAAGTTTACTGAATTTTGCGGAAAGTTGACACAGGTTCTCCCCGAACTTTCAGCTGAAATTACAGTTGCCCAAAATCTCCCAGAAAGTGAACGTTATAAACGTTTTGCTCAGGAAGTTCTACCCCAGTGTTCTCCCACTCGTGATGGAAGCCAAAATCCTACTGTATTATTGCCTGGAGTTCCTATTTCTGATACTCTCTGGAATGCTCTCAGTGAGGGCTCTCACACAGCAATTCAGGAATATCTTACTCTTTTGTCCATGTGCTGTCTTTACAGCGGCGCCAAGGCTGGATTCGATCTGTCTGGAAATCCCACAGAAGAATGGACCGAATCATTTTTGAATCACTGGCGTGAAAAAATGGGATCGCTGGATTTTGAAAATATTTCCAAGAAAATCGCTGAAATTATGGGCGGCCTCGGCCCCGATAAAATGCCCAAACTCCCCGAACGCTTCTTAAAAGGACATTTAGCTAAACTTGCCGAAGAACTTGTCCGCGAATTCAAGCCAGAAGACTTTGGATTAACCCCTGAAGAACTCAAAGCTTGTGACGAAGATCCTGCCAAGGCTTTTACACTTTTAACAGACATTTACACAAAGAAACCTGAAATCCTTCAAAAAGCAATTACTAGAATAGCTTCAAGATTACAAGAGAAAGTAAAACGTGGAGAGATCCGTCCCGATCAAATTGCTGCTGAGGCAGAAGAACTCATAAAAGAATTTAGTGGAAATGGTGCATTTGTTGAGATGATGGAGAGTTTCCGCAACATGTTTGGAATGGAAGACCCTGATTTAGCCCGAGAGGTTGGGCGTGATGGTGATGCTAGACGTAATATAGTAAAAGAGAGGCTGCGCAAAAAGATGGAGGCGCGCAAGTCTGGTAAAAAGTAATAGCAATCATTTGGCATAGTAGAGAGGCACCCAATGCCAGCAGACTGTCCTTGTGAGACCTTATGGACAAGAGATCCTTCCGCTCTCTTGGGGACAAATATTTTAGTATCAGATATTTGTGAAAGTAACAATATTAACGCTTTTACCCGAGCATTTATAATTGGAGTAATTCTAGCATTTTTAATGAGTCCATTTCTAGGTTTCGCAGGGTTTGCTTTAGTTTTTATTTCCTTATTATTTTTGTATGGCCGCTGGATTTTTGCCAAAATCTACCCTCAAGCGGAGACAGTTGTTAAAGAAGAAAAGCCATCTATGAAAAAAGAGGGTTTCTCTGATTTAAAAGGAGCTGATATTTTACCTGGTTTAAAACAAGCTCCAGCTTTCCCACCTATTTACACATCTCCTGGTGTGGCAGTTGTAACTAAACCCACCGCCCAAAACCCATTTATGAATGTTTTGCTAGACGAAATCAAATATAATCCCACAAGACCTTCCGCCGATTTTTCTACAGACCCAAATAATCAAGTGATTTTGGATGATTTCTTCCGTGTTCAATGGAACAGTGATCCCACGGATGTGTTTGGACGTTCACAAGGTCAGAGACAATTCTATACAATGCCCAGCACAAGTATTCCAAATGATCAAGGAAGCTTCCAAAACTGGTTGTATTTGATTCCTGGCAAGACCTGTAAGGAAGGCAATCGTGATGCTTGCTATCCTGCCACAAATGGTGCTTCTATTACTATTTTGAGTCAACCTAACTAAATATGTATAAATTAGTATGTAAACTTTATAAAATATAAAATTTATATGCTTAAGTAATTATTGGTCTAAGCAATTAATTTAATTTTTTAAGGATTGTGTTTTTAGTAAAGGTTTTTTACCACATGTGAATCGTTTTAGAGTTTTTCTGCGAGTTTTTAGAACTGAATTTACACAGATTCCAATCGCAGCAGATTCTTTCGCAGCTTCTCTGGCTTTTTTAGTTCCGTAACGTTTTCTCAACTTAACTGTTCTTCTAACTTTTTTAATACAATCACAAAACTTTCGTCCAAGTCTCATATTTCTTGTCATTACTTTACCACCCTTCATTTTCTATTTATGGCACCTGAATTGTTCCCGGGTTCTACTTTTTTGCTTATCCTAACAGAGTAACATCCTAGCATGGAAGTAAACCGTTTAACAAACGTGCGTGATGATCTTTGCGCGATCAAGCAATACTACAAGCAGTCTGTGGGCCCAGGTAATTATGCCACAACTTACTTGGTGCCTGATGCTCGCCAAGTCAATCCTCTGGCGGTTGAGAGCTTAGTTATGTATCCTCGCGAGGGTTACGGATTGAATAACAGAAGTATTAATGCCGACAGTATTTTAAGAAATCAACCTGGATTTTTGAGTAAGCGTTGTAGCACTCGTCAACAAGCTCGCCCATTCTTAAGTGTGCCATTTATGGGTGGCGGCAGAGGAAATCCTGATGTAGAATCTCCTTTGTTACATTCTGAAATGAGCCGTATGGGTAAGGCTTGCGACACTGTAACTGAAACCTTCTTCCCCCAACAATATACTCCCCTAGTTCCAACTTTAGCGCAAAGTATTCAAGATCCAAAGAATCTAATCCCCGAAGTGGCGGCGGCAGGATGGATCCGCGGAGGTCTTCCAAGCAGAGAGTATATCAGAAATGTCAATTGCTAAACATATTTTAAATAAATACTATCTTTTACTTTGAAAAAGATTTCCTAAGTAGAAGATAATAGAATGTCTATAGTCACTGCTGCTCCGGTAGACTTTACTGATGAAATTCTAAATAAAAATCCCGCCTGGATTCGCAATGATAATATTTCTGTATATGATTTGGATGTCCCAAATCGTATTGTAAGACAGAATTATTCCATCACCGAAAATAATCTAGCAAGTCCTCCAAATAAAAGACACATTTTGGGAATTGTGGGAGGAAATGATGTGTCGCGTTTAGCTGGAAATCCTCAAGATATTGAATCTGATTTACATTGGCTTACAAGACCATTGACAAAATGCCCTGATCGTGAATTTAAGCCTCTAGAACAAGGACAAGAAACACTTGTATACAATAATCGCAAGACCGATTTAAGAATTGATTTAAGACCCGTTCACTTACCCGAATATCAAATGTGGGCATATCCCGTAACATTTGGACCTCTCCCTCTTCACAAAGAAACTTGCGGCAAACCCCATAAATATTAAAATTAATGTTTACAAATTATTTTGAGTAGTTAAATTCTTTACGAAGCCGTTTATATCTGTCTCCGTAAATAAAATCTTCTACAATTGGATTTATAGATTCATCAGAGTTCATTCGTTTTACAATATCTTCAATTTCATCTTGTGATTTAATGAGTGTTTTATACTGAAAAATCCACTCTGAAATCATATGATAAATGTCTGAACTACTTACCTCGTCGTGCCATGCCGTAAAAATCTCTAGAAAATCACTTTGCATATCATACGCATCTTTGAAATCTTTTGCTATACTCATTTATTTGAATTACCTAAAAAATCTTTAGATTATATGTGGTATTTTTTATTCCATTCAAATACAGTTCTGTGCGTACTTCTAATTTCATGCTTGTTGCGAGACCAATAAGGATTCCAATTGTAATTAAATTCCCCATAACAATCTGAAGTGTTTTATTCATACTATAATGTAAGTTATTCTTCTCTTAAGTTACATTTGTAGACCAAACTCTATTTAAAATCTAGGACACGCCCAAAATATGCCCATAAGACAACTCCAAAAAGTGCCTTGGCACAAACATCTAGGACATTATACATAATATTCTTATTCTCTTCATCAAGCGTATAGGCAACACCGTATAGGGACCATAAAATAGAGAAAATGATAAATACAATATAGCCGCCGCCTTTGGGAATACAGCAGCTAAATATTGTGATTAAAATAACTGCCAAAAATAAGAATCCCAACCCCAGAGCGGTTGTTTTATTCAGAGCTCCTATTTCTCCATAATAGCCACTTCCAAGCATAGCCCAATTACTTAACGCCAAAAATAAGAAAGTTTTATAGTTAATTGGATCTCGTCCCTTGTTATAAAATAATAATACTCCAAGTATAATTAATGGTGTAGTAATACCCCAATCTAAATACCGAAGATGTGTAATATCTTTTAAATCAAAGGTTGGCTGTTTCATACGATCTAAAAACATACCATAGACATAAGCCGCAACAAAACTCACTGCGGTTTCAATATTCATAATATTTCTCACCGCTTGAGAAGGTGTTCTTAGTGCTTCAACAAATGTAATTATAGTATAACCATATAAAACTAAATACGAGGTTATAAATGTATCTCGTAACATTATACCATATTTTGGTGTTGGATCTGGTTCAGATTTTGTATCCATCCTACTTATAAGTTAAAACTTCGGGAGGAATGGATATTAAAAATAATATATAAATAGGAAAAATGGTTGATTGCGCACCACCCCAGCAAAGCTGGACAAGACCTCGCATGGATACATTTCATATGATGGATGATATGCGTATCACAAGTTATGCTCTTCGTTATTATATCAACCCTCCGGAAGCAAATTGCCCTTCTATGTTTCCTGTAGAACCAACAACACGTATTCAAAGAAACAATGGAGATTCTTGGGTTAGAGATCAGTGGCGAACTGATGTAGAAAGTGATTTAAAAGGTATTAATCGTTTTGGTGAGCGTATTCGTTGCGACAGTGTATTATACAATCCCGAAACGAATAAAATGAATAATACGCCCCTAGAAAATCCTCAAGACGGATCATTTCCTCAAGATTTCAATCGTCTAACCAATCCACCATGTACACTACGAGCAACAGGTTGGAATCGCTGGCAACCTTTATTTCACAATCCGCAACTAACATTTGAGCAACCATTTGATTTTTTTATTCCAAGTCGCGACGTGGATAAACAAAAATGTTCTAGCAGTCCGCGTAGACCTCCTCCTTCTGAACTAAGAGTTCCCGCATATAATGGGCTTCAAAATAAAAGTAAATTTGGTCCAGCCGCAGCTCCTGGGTCAGTTCCAGCCCCTGCCCTGGTCTAAACTAGATATTTCTTACAGGATTCATTTGAATTTATTTTTTTACATTCCAAATACATGGTTTGCATGCATTTAGAATAGCTTTTCTTCTCTTCAGGTTGTTCTGAATGATCAATATCATGAAAAGGGCTAAACTGATGACATTCTTGATGAGATTTTGTTAAAAGACAGGTTTCATAAAGTCTTTTCTGACTATCATAATACTCTTTCAAACAGTCTTCATGAGATAGTTTATTTGTTATTTCACTTGACACTACTGGTGTTACTGGTTTTATAGTTTGAGAAACATGCGAGGGACCAAATAGTCGCTGGGCAATTGAACTTCCAATTCCAAATCCAAATCCATCTTTTATACTTTGTCCTAAAGTCCGCTTTACTTCAACAGTTTGTTGAGAAGGTGTCGCTGGAATCTGAAACTTATGATTTGCTACAGGAAGAATCGGAGCAGTATGACTAAATGAGGCAGGAATTTTATAGGATGTATATGGTTTTGAATATGAAGTGCTTCTAGAAGATGTTTGCTGAGTGCGCGGCATCTTTTTTCTAGTATTGGCTGAGATACTTTTTTTTAAACCGTCAATTTTTTCAATGAATAAGTCTCATCTCTGTTAGAATATGGAGGCAGCTGCCTTAGCAGGTCTAATAGGAATAGGCTACGTAGTATCCCGACTTGCGGGTCCAACTAAGAAAGGTAAACAAAACAAAGAGGGTTTTCAAGGAAAACAGCCTTCACAGGACCCATATCCTAGAGCGGGTGAATTTCCTATGACATTTAAGCCAGGAAGTAAAACTGTTGCTTTAACATCTCCCCCTAATTCGGCACTAGCTCTTACACCTCAGGGCGCTTCTGCTGTTGCTCCCTCACCCGAATTGGATATGATGTATCAAACGCCTGATGGCCGCACATATCCGTCAGAGCCTTCCCCCGGACCTTATGGAATGCCTGTTGGTTATGCTACTCAGCAACCTCCACTGGCCCCACCTGTTCCTTCTCCTCAACCTGGCCCTCTTCCTACTACCTTTGAAGATCAAACTGCGCAAGTTCAATTCAACCCAGCAGGAATCGAGGGAAATCCAACTTATTTAGCGGGTGATGTAGTGAGTAGTCTATCTGGAAATCCTATTCGTGCTTCCGAGTTTACACACAACAATATGGTTCCATTTTATGGCGGTAGTGTAAAACAGAATGTAAGAGCGGCCGCAAATAATAGTCTCTTAGATACTTATACAGGAGCTGGATATACACAAATAACAAAAAAAGAGGTGGAGACAATGTTTGACTATCAAAGGCCATTTGGCAACCCCTTTGGTTTGGAAAGTTCTACTGATTTTATGCAGAGTCGTATTGATTTACCAAGAGCTAGAAATGGTGAAAGACCTTTTGAGCCAACTCGCGTTGGCCCAGCTGTAAATGAGGGATTTGGCATGACTGGAAAAGGTGGATTCCAACAGTTAGAAATTAATGAAATTATGAGACCCAAAACGTCAGATGAACTACGCGTAGCCAATAACCCCAAGATGAGTTATTTACAGCCTGTGGTTCCTGGTCAACACTTTGTGACAAATCCAGCAGATAATCCAGGAGAAGTTCGCAAGTATCGCCCAGACAAATTTTACATTGACCCTACTCTATCTCGCGCAGGTATTGCAAGTCCCGCGGATGTTCACAAGGAAATGAGCAGACCTATACAAGTTCTCCCTGAAACTATGAGAACAGAAACTACCACAGAATCATTTGGTCCAGCGGCAGGCCAAGATACATATCAAAGTTATGTGGCTGGATCTTATCGCACACCAATGACCCAACAATTTGGTGGAGCTGGTTTCCGTAATGCGGATGCTACACCATGGTATACTGCGGACATCAATTCGCCTGAGGCAGATTATGGCCGTTCTGGTTATGAAAATCGCCCCAACGAACGCACAGCAACCAGCGAACGAACAATGGCGCTCAACCCCGCACCTGCAGATACTGGTCAAGTCAGTGTTCGCTATTTGGATGATGCGAGACCTACAAGACGTGCTGAGGAAGAAGATGGAATTACACAACTTGGTCCAGGATACATTGCTGGCGGAGCTCCAAGCGTAACTGTTTGGGATCCAAATGATGTTGCGAGAACAACTGTGAAGGAAACAACTGTAAAACTCGACTATCGTGGCATTGCTTCATCTGCATCTGCGCCAAATCGTTTGAAAGTATATGATCCAAGCGATATTGCTAGACCGACACAGAAAGCTCAGCTCAGTAATCGTCAATATTATGGTTCTGGTAATAATCCCAATTGGGGCGTAATGAATGAGGATTTCGCATACAATATGCGCACCAACCCCAATAAAGAACAAATTGCTCGTGGACGTAAGCCAATTGCTGGAAATGGCAACATTGCCATTTTTGAAGGGGATCCTGGCAAACAAACAGCCAAACGCTTGGCATCGGATGATATTAATGATCGCGCAAATTCCATCAATCGCGTTGACAGTCTGCCACCAGGTGTTGGTGATCTTGGACTCATCAAATACAGAGTTCCTCTACGTTTGGATGTCGCCGCTGAGAGATGTACACCTGACATCGTAGAGGCCGTAGATGATAATCCTTTACAACAAAGTCTACATAGAATTGCTCAGATTGCGGCAAGACAGGCCAAAGCAAATCAGCTCGCTGGAAAAGCATATTAGCTGAAAAAAGTATAATGTAAATGAATACAGATCATGTATTTATTTATCTTCCGCTCCAAACTTTTACAATTTCTAAATCTGGAAATTTATTTTCTTTATACTCCTCGTAAGTTGTATCCCATGGAATAAAATCATGTATAGAATGAAACATAATATTTATTTTTTCCTTAGAATTAAAATAAACTAAAAGTCCAAAAACTCTTTCAAGCGCATGTCTGTGTCCTTTATGCTTTATAACCTTGAGTATATTGTCAAAAAGGTTATATTTTTCAACTAATGTTTTAAGTAAACTCCATTTTATTACTGACATGACACCAAAACAACCTTCCCATAATTCTTTATGTTGAAATAGTTCTAATAATTCTGATGAATATTCAAGAGTTGATAGTAAAGTTTGAATATGATCTAATAATTCATCATCAAAACGATGTGTAAAAGACCAAAGAAAACGAATATCTTCGTCCTCTGCGAGTGAAAAATCTATTTTTTTCTGTATAAATGTTGAATCTTGTAAAATTACGGCCGTATCAAAAGGTTTAAGTTTTAAAAAGTAATAATATGGTAAAATTTCACCAGAACCTTTGTGGTCGTGATCAAAAACTGTTATTGTATTTTTTAATTCAATGGTTTCATTCAAAAATTCTCTTTTACTATTATCATCTATAATCATAATTGGATTATCATAGAATTTACGTATACAAGTATAACACTCTTTCCAATATAAATCTGTTTTTGGACTATTTACATGACGAAGAATAATAAATCCTAATGTCATTATAACTATTTTTAAACATTTTATATTTCTTTAGGTTTATTGCCTATTGGCCCATATCTTTAGTATTGGTAAATCACTATATTTTCTAGTAAGATAATCACTATATGTAATGCCCCAGCGACAATATTTATGAATGTCACCAAATAAAACTGGAATTTTTCCAGTTGAATTATAAAAAAAAAGTAGCCCCGTGACTCGTTCTAAAGCACACCCTTGTAATTTTTCTTTTATAATTGGCAAAATATTATCAAAGTAGCCGTGTTTTGTATTTATTGTATCTAAAAAATCCCACCTAATTACTGCCATAGATCCAAACGCACCACACCAGCTTTGTTTTTGATTATATAAACTATTTAATTCTTCTGATTTATTTAGTGAAGAAATAATTTTTTGAATTTTATCTAAAATATTTGCGTCCCAATTATGCGCAAAATTCCAAAAAATTTTCACATGTTCATTCTCCTTTAGAAAAAAATCAACATATTTTTGTAGAAATACGCTGTCTTGTAAAATGACAGCTTGGTCAAATGGTTTAAGTTTCCAAAAATAATAGTATCCTAAAAGTTCTCCTATATAGTGAGTAGTTTCATGATAAATCACAGTTGTATTTTTTAACTTTATATTTTCAGATATAAAATTCCTATCACTGCCAGTATCTACTATTATTATTGGAGAATCATAAAAATTACGAATACATTTGTAACATTCTCTCCAAAATAAGTCAGTTTTTTTATCTTTTACATTTCTTATCATAATAAAACCAAGAGTCATGGATTCTTAGTCTATGATTTACTGATTTTTTAAGTAATAAATATCTATAGTATTTTATATTATTAATATATCAAAAAAGTATATTGTGATATATTAGTTATAAAAAATAGTTTTGTTTTACGCTCATATATTTTCTATTTCTTTAAAATTAAACGCGTATAAATTACTTAAGCAACTTATACAGTTTCATTACAGTCTATATGCGTTTGGCGTGGTTAGTTTCAGGACCGAGTGGTTCGGGAAAAAGCACATGGATTCGCCAGCGCGCACAAAAGCATGGAGCAAGACTTTTGCGACATGCGGTGCGCACAGATCGCTCGCTTCGCCAAGGAAGGCAATATCTATTCAGTCAGCATCGTAGCAAAGAGCCAACAATTATTTGGTTAGAGGGCGCCGATACACTTACTGCAGATGCGCAAGCATTTTTAAGACGCATTTTGGAAACTGCTGCGCCGAATGTTGAATTTGCTTTAGAAGTTCGTGATGAAACAACAATAAATCCTCCGCTTTTGAGCCGATGTCAGAGAATATGTATGCCAAATCGCAGTTTTCGTAAAGAAGGGGCGATTTCTATGTTGGAAAAAAGAGGATATTCAGATCTTCGTAAGATTCGTAATACAATGGAACAACGTATGAATTTATGGTCACCTGGATTTTCAGTAAAACAAGTCTGTGAATCTATTTTACAGGCCAGGATGCAAGGATTGCTTCCGGACTATCTTTTAAAAAAAAGTCTAGAAAATTCCACGCCTGATGAACAAGTAGATTTTTACAAGAGACTAGGCGAAGGTATGAGTCCTTGGATTCTTTTAACACAAGTCTGTCTCCAACGCGTTTCATGTTAAAAAATCAAACACATATTGTTCTTAGATATGGACGCATCCGTTTATTCAGAAGCAAAAGGCGAATATACAAAACAACTTACACTTTTTATTGTGCCAGCCTTTCATAAATTTTTTGTAGAACTTCTACATCAAGCTTCTGAGGAAGAGCCACAAGTGAAAAAACAGCTTTGGAAATTCCAGGAAAAACTCAGTCAAATTCCCGAATGGAATATGGATAAGGTTCAAAAAGAAATTGGTCGTCTCGTTTCAATTATCCAGTGTGATTATCTAGAAGAATTAATTACAGCAGTTTTTATTGCGCATACTAAAGTTCTCACCGCAATTCGTATTGGAAATAAAAATAAGCGTGTTCAAATCACTATCCCAAAGCTAGATCATTTTTTACATCGTGCCTTGAGCGAAAGTAGTAGATTACTATGGTCTTCGGCTTTTTTATTTCATAGTGAATTATCGCCCATTGAAAAGCAAAAAAATCATCGTCAAATTGAACAACTTTTACATGAGGGAGTTGCGCAAGCAATTCGTGGCCTTTTGCCAGTAAAGAATATTCTTAAGGACTATTTGGCGGAACCAGAAACTGATACGGATGCGGAAGATGATGTGGACGATGAAACAGACAAAGAAGTTGAAAAACCTAAACCGGTCAGCACCCCTGTTATAATTTCAAATCCCGAACCTTTGATGCCACATACTGAATTACCTACTGAAAATCGCCCAACAGAGGCGGCGATTACTGAAAATATGGCCCCCTCCGAGAATATCCTGCCTCCAGTTGCTGAAATTACTACAGACGCATCCGCATCCGCATCCGCATCCGCATCCGCATCCGCATCCGCATCGGCGCCTTCTACTCCTAATGTCACCGCGCCTTCTACGGCTACAAATATTTCTACTTCGGAAACTAAGACAAGCCCAATTACGCCGCCACCCACACCTGTTATAGAAAAGACAGATTTACCGCCAATAGATTTGGAGGAAATAAAACCGATTGAACCACCCAATGTGAATGAAAATGAAAATAAATCAGCACAGCAACCACTTGTAATAAAAGTTGATGAGCAACTTCCCAAACCTGAAAACTCAACTGAAACTAAAACTCCAACATTAATTGTTGCAACCGAACCCACTGTTCGTTTTACTGATTTTGATCAGGTTATACAACATCGTGGGAACAAAATGCATATAGATTACGTGGAGAAAAATCGTGAACTGGGTGATTCGGATGAATTTCAATTTTTAGATGACGATGCTTCATCATTATCAGACTTTGAAGATTTGAATGAACCAGAAAAACTACATGAGAGCGATTTTGAAACTATCTGATTGCGCGTCCAAGTTAAAAAAACACTTTCATAAAGTTTGACAGAACTATGGAAGTGTTGGAGAACCCCAAATTTTTTGTGAGTTTACTTATTGGTGGAATTGTGATGGCTGGAATAAGTAGCGCCTATCAGATCTATAATGAGGAAAATGAAGGAAAGGTGAAACCTAAGGCAGTTATTCGTGACGGATTGCTTGGCGCGATTTTTGTAGGTCTAGCCTGGACATTTCTTCCCGACTCTATGAAATCACTAACCGAAGGATTTTCATCTACTACAGCGGCCGTAACAAACGCTGTTGAAAATACAGCAAAAGCAATTTCATCTGAAATAGATGTTCAAATTGGTCCTGCCAGTTTCTAGTGCTATAGGTTATATTTTAATATTAGATCATTATTAAATAATATATAGATATTTTTTAATTTCTATATATTGTTGATTATTATATTATTTTAGACCATTGAGTCTACTAGGGAATTAAAATCCAGTTTACAGAGTCAGGTTTTGTTTTCAGCAAAAATGGATTGAATATTGTTTTTGATATTTGCTGATCAGGGACCGCATCCATAACATCTTTGGCAATTACAGCATATAAATTAAATCCAGGGTATTTTTCCTGTCCATTTTCAGTTTCTAAAACTGATTGTTTTTGCTTCGTTCGTAGCCATACCCATAATAAATTAAACAGCTCGCTTGTTGTTTCGTGAAATTTCCAGCTTCCTTCCTGAGTTAAGATAGAACCTTTAGGTTTTTCAGGTGGATTTTTTGGATAAAGACCGCGTAATAAACTACAAGCTAAACGACATAAGTCAAAACTCTTATTTGGAAGAACTCTTGGCATATCAGGATCTTCTATTGGTCCAAAATTATACATACCTGACGCATCATGACCATCATTATAATCACTACTTATAATCAAAAAATTATTTACAGCAAATATGGAACGCCCATAGTCAATAATAGAAAAGATTTTTCCATATGTGGGAACTTTGAACATTTTTCCGTTTGAAGTCTGATAATATAAATATTCTTGATCGGTTTTTTTCCATAAAACATTACATGTGTGTAAGTCATTATGAGTTAGGCGCATGCTATTCTGTAATTGTATACACGCAGCGCAAACTTGAAATAACCAGGCAATCCAAACTTCTTCGTGGTGTGAATTTAAAATTGGCGAATATTCCTTCATTTCAATTAGTAAATCCATTGTGCCTTCACATTGTTCTAAATACTGAATCGCTACAGGCATTTGGTATAATTCTGCGTGAATTGTATAATCTTCACTAAAATCAATATCATCACTCGCAGTTGTCATACTTTCAATTGTATTAGGTGTAGTATTTCTTCTCTTATGAAGTGTAATTGTATCTTCGTGCGATGGAATTGTATCTAGTATATCTACTTCTTTCAGATCTACCGTTTCAAATTCAACAGTATCACCTTTGAATTCTAGAGATTGTGCGCTTATACTCGATTTCTCCGCAGTATTATCATCATCGTCGTCGCCGCCATTATTATCATCGTCATCATCTTCATCGTCATGTAAAAATTCGTCATCAGGTTTAAATTCTTTAAGAATTTCTTCTTTTGATAGCTCTTTTCCTGATTGTTTGGAAACTACTCGCAAACCAAAATCTCCTGTTTCATAACCATTCCAAAACCATTTAGTAAATCTAAAATCTTCTAGGTCTTCTTCTAGATTATATAAAAAAACATCTGTAACCGCACGAAATGCTCCATAAAAATCACAAAAGTGTGGCGATTTTAGAATTTTACGTAGATTGCTGACTAGACAGCTGGCCACGCAGTCAACATATCCTTGATTTTCGGGTGCTATAATATCATATTTTTGATATTTCCAAATAAAAGGGGTCGATGGCCTTTCCTTAAAGCGCATCCAATGATAGGGATCAATCAAAGGTATTGTTTTTTGATACGCTTTATAAGATACTTCATTACCACCTTCTTTTACTGTCAATATTCCAGCAGAGGAAGATGTTGTATACGGTTCCCATTTTAACAATTCACGACCACAGTTTAAACGAAGTGATTTTCCTCTTAATTTAACAGGTATTACTTCTTTAAAAATAGAAATAGATTCTTCGGGTAATGTTAAATTAGAATGATAACGCACAAACTGATTTATATTTTCAGTTTCAGATTCAACAACTGGAATAGTTATTTTAAATCCCGAACTTTGAAATTCTGAGTTTGAATTTTTAGAATTTCTAGGTTTGCCATTATGTTTTCCGCCACGAGCTTTTGGAGGCATAGGTACTCTTACCGGGTCAAAGTGTTTTTACAATTTTTATTTCACGCACTTTGAAGCTCTCCTACGCGTTTATTTATCTAAAAAAAAATAAAAAAGATGTCTAGACAAAATTAAGAATGTCGCAGCCTCCACAAAATACATTAAATGCGCAACACTTGCGTCTTCGTAAATTTGATATGAAAATGATCCCACAAGACGCGGTTTGTGTTTTTATCGGTCGTCGTAGAACAGGTAAGTCTACTCTTGTTAAAGACTTATTGTATCATCATCAAAATATTCCTATGGGAACTGTAATTAGCGGCACAGAAGAATCAAACTCTTTCTATGGAAAAATTGTTCCCCCTATGTTTATCAATGGTGAGTATAATGCCGCTATTTTAGATCGGTTTGTAAAACGTCAAAAGCTAATTACATCAAAAATTCAACAACAAGAAAATATGCCCAGAGCACCTGGTCAAATGGTTCAAAAATCAAAGCTAGATCCCAGAGCCTTCCTAATTCTTGATGACTGCTTATATGATGATAGTTGGATCCACGATAAAAATATTCGGTATTGTTTTTTAAATGGTCGCCACCAAAAGATATTTTTCTTGATTACTATGCAATATCCTCTTGGTATACCGCCAGTGCTAAGAACAAATGTGGATTATGTTTTCATTTTACGTGAGCCTTACTTGACAAATCGCAGACGCATTTTTGACAATTTTGGGGCGGCCTTTCCAAATTTTGAATTTTTCTGTCAAATTATGGATCAATGTACAGAAAACTTTGAATGTTTAGTTATTAATAATAACACAAGATCCAATAAATTAGAAGACGCTATTTTTTGGTATAAGGCTGAAATGCGTGGAGATTTTCGTATTGGAGCCCCCGAGTTCTGGCAACACAATGCTTTACACTATCGCGATCCAGATGAAGATGACATCAATCGCTATGAGGGCTCTACAAAACATTTAAAAGGCCCCGCGATTGTTGTTCGTAAACAATATTAGAGAGAATGGGAGTATCCTTTTTTATTGCTTTACTATTTTTTATAGCGGTTGTTTATTTTGCACAGTTCCTAGAAACTCGTGAGCCATTTATTGGAGATCCTGATGCGCGTAGATGCGGTGTTGATCAACCCCCCTGCCCCTTTGGCACTTCATGTATAAATGGATGGTGTATTGAAACAGATCCTCCTAAATTACCACCTACCACAGGTCTCCCGGTTTTGCCATAAGGAATAAGAATTATCTGACTCTTGGTAGAAGCAATGATGTCCCGTGCTGGTGCTGGTTTAGGTCTAGTAGGAACTTTCTTAGTATTTGTAATCGTATTATATTTTGCCCCCATAGTGAAAAATTTCTTCGCACCAAGCATCAGTGGATTTGAAGATATGAGCTGTCAACAGGGACTAAAACCTTGCCCTGAAGGTTATTTCTGCGAACAATCTACATGCGTCCCAATACTCCCCCGCTATGATATTAATCGCGTAGTCCCTGGTGGATATTAATTTTTCTTAAGATTTTTAGAATTGAATTATATACACATATAAAATATGAATATATAGTTTTTAATATTAGCCCTTTGAAATTTAATTTTATTTACTCAGATTTCTTTGCCTCATTCTCCATCTTGCGTTGTAGTGCGAGATCCGCAGGACCCTCAAAAAGTGAAGCGTGTTGGCCAGATACAACTTCATTTTGCGCAGCACCTTGATCTTCCTTGGTTCCAACAATACTCATAATCTCCTTCTCTGTTCTAACATTTCCACGCTTAGACGCATTCTTCGCGTCAGGATTCTTCTTATAGAACTGTTCGCGCGCCTCTTCATTTTCCTTATAAGCCTTCATCAAGGAATTGAGTTCATCCTCTTGATATTCCTGGTTGGCAACATTATGAGGATTGGGGTCCCATGCCAACCACTTGCCAACCTCGGCAACGTAAATATTGTGAATAGGATCGTTGCGCTGTAGTTTCTTAGCACGGGCGGTGGCCTCCTCCTGCGTGCTGTAAGATCCACGAACCTTCATTCCGCGAATTGTAGTCTGAAAATTGTTCTTCGCAAAAAAATCATCCTCCAGTTTCTTCTCATTTGTGAATAAATAATCATCATAAGCCTCTTTTATCTTTGTTACTGTTATGTCTTTGGCATTTTCTTTAACATACTCTTGATAAGCGCTTAATACAGTATCTACAGGAATACGCGCTTTGCGGCATATTTCAGATGCCTCCGACAATTCAGCAGCCTCTAGACGGCTGGCTTCAGCCTCAAGCTTCGCATTAAAATCCATCACCTGTTTTGCCAGGAACTTCTCAAGATTTTTTGTCTTCCATGTAATTTCATAATTCTTTAAAAATTGCTCAATAAAGTAAAAGTCTTTACGCTCCAAAACTTTTTCAGGACTTAGAAAACTTAGAAGAACAAAGCGTTGTCCCGGGATCTCATTATCTTCGTCTAGAAAGTCTTCACGTACATCATTTGAACCCGACATTTGTCTCTGCTGCTATAGTATTTTGTGTTTAGGCTTCTTTTACGCAGACTTTTCCCGACCTTTAGCAAAAATATTTTCAACGCTTAGAGTATAGAAGAGATATGGACTTCAGTGCTGGTGAATTCGTAAATCGTGCGCTAAAGTATTTGCTCGAGGGCTTGGCCGTGGCCATCGCCGCCATCTACATCCCCAAGCGCGCCTTGCCCATGGATGAGGTTGCCACCCTAGCCTTGGTGGCTGCCGCCGTGTTCGCCCTGTTGGATGTGTTGGCTCCTTCCGTGGGTATCACTGCCCGCCAAGGTGCTGGATTCGGCTTGGGCGCCAACTTGGTTGGTTTCCCCATGCGCCGTTAGATCTATTGAAACATCTTACAATATACATAAAGAATTCAATATTGTTTTACACTGTGAATTCTTTATAAAAAAAACATATAAGTAGAAATGGCTATTATTCCTAGAAATAGAAATAATTCAAACCGCCCCTTTAATTTACAAATTAATAATAACGGAAATAATAACAACGGAAATAATAATAACGGAAATAATTTGGGAAATAACAACACAAATAATAATATGAATAACAATTTAAATACAAATAATAATAATTCAAATGATGATAGTGAAGCGAAAATTCAGCAAATGTTGAGTTCAGGGGTTTTTACGAATCTAGAGGATCTTTTTAATATTTTAAAAACAAAGTATACCAACGCGCCAAATCAACTTCCAAATAATTTTAAAGTCACAAATGATATTTTATCCACATTTCTTTCATTACTCTTTAGGAAACCAACATCTGAGATCTTACAGCGATTCAATAAAGATGAAATAGAAGAATTATATAATTATGCTACAGCTCTACGAATGAAGCGCGATAAAACAAATTATTATCAGAGCGATTTATATATGCGTATTACGAAACTTCAGTCAAAACTAAAAGCTATGAATGAGTCTGATGTGAATATACCACGATTATTGCCCAAAATTATGGCTGAATATCTAAAATTATATAATGATATTCCATCAAGTTCTTCTTCAGGGGGAAAACGTAAACATAAAAAGACACGTAAACTTCGTAGATCTAAGCAAAAGAATTATTCAAGGAGACATCAAAAATAAACTCTATAAGTAGAATGATTAAACAAACCCGCAGACGTCAGCGCGGAGGTGTTTATAAGAAACTAAAACCTATGAGAACTATTAAACAAAGACCTGTTGGATTTGAGCTTCCTCGTAAAGAGTCCCGATTTGAATACGTTAGACGCTATGCGCCACAACAAAACGGAGAGAATATCACGATGAATACTGTTATAAATGCTGCTATGAAAACAACTAGATCTAAGAAACCTAAGATACAAATTAATCTAAAAAAGAATATTATTGTGCGTAAAGATACTACGTATCAGTATCTGAGAAATATACTTCAGATTCTAAAACAAATTGTAAAAGACTCTAAACATTCGCAAAATATAGATTCTGAACACTATGATACTTTAGTTGATATGGCCAGCGAGATATCACAAGTTCTTCCGAAAATTAAATCTGATTTAGGAATAAATTCTAATTCGAATAACAACAATAATATGAACAATCTAAATGCCGATGATCTCTTTGATGATGTGGAGGAAGTAATTGAAATCATCCGCTCGTATATTCACCAATATGATCGTGTTCTGCGTAAAGGAAAAATGACTGCGATTGAAAGAATAGAAGCTGAAATGGAACTTATTGCGGTATCTATAGATGAAGCTATACAAAACGCAAAGACACGTTACATGGCTGAACCAGTCAATTCATCTGTGAATGACTTGGCCGCGATGTTTAATACATTTAAGCCATTTGGCATGTAAATCCTAAATAGTTGGAATATACTGCCATTGCATATCATTACATATTTGCTCCCAGACTTTGCTTTGCTGGTAAAGTTTATCACGATTTTTTAACAAAGGGAAACTTGCTAAAAATTCGTCCAACTCTAATAGCTCACAAAATTTATACAAAACATAAGAATATGACAAAAAATTGCGACGGTTTTTAGGGCAGTGTTTCTGGAAACTTGGCTGAATTTCCTTAAACATATGGCGCAAACGTTCTTCTGTTTCACGGCTCATCACAGGCGCAATTGATCCATTTAGACGACTTATAATAAAAGGGATATGATCATATTGGCGATTGAGCTTGAGTTTTCTTAAAATTTGGCGCATTTGCGAATATTTCAAATTTTTATAATCTGTAATACGCTGCTTTTTGAGTTCTGCCTCAATTTGTTCAATAACATCTTGCGGGATCTCGGCACTGCCTTTAGCCTGATGCTGTGCGAGAAGTTCATTAAAATGATTAATTCTCTTATACGCATAATAACTACTTTCACGCGGTGGATCCTTATATGATGGGCGATCACTGTCAATAAGAATAAATTCACTTATACCACATTCGGGGCAATATAACATAGCTTCCGTTTGACTAAACATCATATCTGCCCCACATTCCATACATTCTCCCGATAGATCTTCAACTTCATTCGTTTTTTTGACATATTCAGGATTCATTTTTAGTAAGTACTTCTCAAGTAATCCATCACGACTAAGTTTATTTTCCTTTTTTTTATTTTTTGATTTAATTCTTGGCTTTTCAAACTCTTTTTGCTCGTGTGTATCATTTACAAGCAAAGGGTTAGATACTTCAGAATTATCAATTGCGGCGGCATTCTCTAAGGCGCTTAGAACATCACCAGGCTTTCGTTTGGTGGCGGCGGTAATTGCTCCAGTAGCACCCTGAAGAATTTTATCTTGAACATCGTAATATTCGAAGAGTAAATCACCAGTGTCAAGAAGATAGTCAAATACTCGTTCTTTATTTTTCTTTAAATTTAATTCTTCTTGTAATCGTATGAGTTGATTTTCAAGTTGGCCACGAATAAGATCATCCGCAGTTTCCTCAATTTGTGTATTAAGTGTGGCAATATCTTCTTGGAGAAATTTAACTTCTGATTGTTCATCAATAATTTTTTTTAATTGACATTGATGAACAACATCTAGTGTAGTACGCTCTTCTGGATTACTTCGTTTTGTAGGTTTAATTTTGAAGAAACCTTCTTCATTCTTTCCCGACATTTCTTCTCGAGACAACTACTGTGTTGTTTAAGCATAACTTTAGGTTATATGTGTGCGCTTCATACTAAAAAAAATATATCCCGGTTTGAGACGATGCGTTTTTGGGTTTTCCAAAATTTTTTTCTAGGACCAGGGTATAGACAGAGATGACAGGTGGTGGTTTAATGCAGCTCGTAGCCTACGGCGCCCAAGACGTATATCTAACGGGTAATCCCCAAATCACCTCAACACTATAAAGGGGGTAGAAAAGTGGTCAGGGGGCGCAAAACGGAATAAGCGCCCCGACAAGTCTGTTAGTGGATCCGTTATAGAATATCCACAGCCACTAGTAGCATACCTATGCTGCAACATCATCAAATTGCGGGAACCTCCTAAAGCTTTGGATACTAAAGTGAACCGAAAGGTATCGCTGGTCAGGAACAGAACCTGAGTATAGTAAAAACGCCAAAGATGATAGCCTAAAAAGCTTGAAATGGACAATCCGCAGCCAAGTCCTAAATTGCCTAAAAAATATCTGTAAATTAATAATAAATAATGGGTGTAATTTATTGTTTAACATCTCCGTCTGGAAAAAAATATATTGGACAGACGCTGAGAAAGTTGGAAAAACGTATGAATGAACATAAAAAAATGATAACTGGTTGCGTGGCATTAAATAATGCAATTCAAAAGTATGGATTTGATAAATTTCAAATTGAAACACTTTTGGAAATTAATGATGAACTTTTGAATTTATATGAATCAAAATTTATTGATACATATCAAACGATGTATCCAAATGGATATAATATTCGTTCTGGTGGTAGTGTAAATTCAAAACATTGCGATGAAAGTCGTGAACGTATGAGGCAAAGTAAATTGGGTAGTAAAAATCACAACTTTGGCAAACCACGTTCTGAAGAGACAAAATTTGCAATTTCAAACGCAAAATCTGGTGAAAAACATCATTTTTATAGAAAAAGTCTTTCTTTAGAACATAAGCTAAATTTATCTAAAAGTCATAAAAAAGATAATTTGCCTATGTATATGGTAAAAATAAAAGGAAGACCTGATCATTATACAAGCGATGGTTATGCAATAATAAATCATCCCAATTTAAATACAAAATATTTTACATCAAAAAAACTTACAGATATTGAAAAATATAATCTAGCATTAGATTATTTACAAAGTGGCAATATGGATGCAGTTCAGAGACTAAATGGTGATGGGTCAATACAAAATAATTTTGTAGAGGCTTAAGTTATAGTCCAATCCCTTGTGCGGTGATCTCTTTATAAGATGGGTAAAGAGCTAGCACTAAATTCTCCGAAAGGAGGGGTATTTACAGTCTTTAAGGTTGTTTACCGTCGCCACACTAACTTCGCCATGGAGTCCATTGAGAATCCTTTCAATGGTGCCCCTAACTTTGGCAAGAAGGTGACTTGCACCATCCAACGTAATGGTGACTTGATCTACCGCATGTATCTACAGGCCACTCTACCCCAGGTGAACCTGTTGACCAGCGACGGCTCTGGCGCCCAATTCCGCTGGCTCAACTGGCCTGGCCACAACATCATCAAGAACGTGGAGATTGAGATCGGTGGTCAACGCATTGACAAGCACTACGGTGACTGGCTCCACATCTGGAATGAGCTCACCCAGGAGCCTGGCAAGCAAGCTGGCTACGCCAAGATGACTGGTAACGTGCCC